CGGATCCAGTCGGCGATCATCGGCCGCACCCTGGCGCCGGCTTCGCAGGCGGCGGCCAGGCTCATCACCGCGTCGTCGTGGCAGCCGGCCGCGGCCTCGCGGGTGCCGTCGGCACCCTGGCGGAACAGGCGCATCTGTTCGCCGTAGATGCTGTCGGGCGGGATGCCCAGTTCGCCCTGCTCGAGCAGCAGCAGCACCCGGTCGGTCATGGCGATCTTGCTGGCCTTGCCGGTGTGGAACTCTTCGATGGGCACTCCGGGCCGCAGGCGGGCCAGAGCCTCGCCGACAGCAGCGCCAACGCCGTTCTTCTCGATCAGCACCAGCTCCGGGTTGTACTGATCCATCAGGCGGGCGGTGCGCTGCAGGCCGTAGTCGCGGCTGCGGCGCGCATCGTTGAAGAACGCCACCACCTGCCAGGGGTTGGTGGTGACATCGAGCACGGTGGTGACCCACTCGTCGTCGCCGGCGCCGTTCGGGTCAATGCCGATCACGTAGTTGTGGCCCCTGGTGGGCAGATCCAGGCCGCCGATGGCCTCAGAGGCCTTGATCAGGTCGTGCGGATAGACCTCGGCATCGGTGGCGGCGAAATCGAGCTCGAACTCCTGGCGGTAGCGCTGCTCGGTGAGCTGAAACTTGCGCCGGGTGTTCGCGGCATAGTCCGGATCCCGGGAGTAGATCGGATGCTGGCTCCAGTGGATCGCGACCTTCGCGAACTCCCCGTTGGGGCTGCAGCGCAGGGTCGGGATGCCGTTGACGGTGCCCTCACCGATCGGCACCTCGCCGTGGTCGGTGCTCCAGTGCTCATGGAACCGGCCAGAGCGGCCGTTGGGGGTGGAGACCCAGACGGCGCGGGCGCGCGGGCCCAGCAGGCTGAGGGTGGGCATGGCGCCGGTCTCGATGCCGGCCAGCTTCTCGATGAACGCCCCCTCATCGAACAGCACGAAGGAGGCCGATGGGATGCCCCGGGCGGCCCGCTCGGTGGGGGGCAGGAAGTGCAAGGAGCCGCGGCCCTGGAACTGAATCTTGCGGGCGGAGTCCTTCGGCAGTGGGGGGCAATGGGAGCCCAGGGAAGCCGCCTGGCCCTTGATCCGTGCTGCCAGCTCAGAGGCGTCCTCACCGGTCTTGGAGAAGATGATCCCCACCCAGGCCGGCCGCTGGATGGCCTGCTGGAGCATGTATGAGATGACGGTCTCGGAAACGCCAGTCTGGCGGCTCTTGAGCACATAGGTGTTCTGGTGGGCGCGGATCGTGCGCACCAGCGAGAGCTGGTAGTCCCAGGGCACGAACGGCAGGAATTTCCCCTGCGACGCGATGTAGGTGCGAGCGGCGAAGTCGGGCCAGCGCTTCGGGAGCTGGTCCCACAGCTGCAGGGCCTGCTGCTGGCCAAACAGGCCGCGGCGGGGCAGGTACTGCAGCACCGGCCGCACGGCCTGCTTGCGGGGCAGGTGGAGGCCGGCAGGTCCCTGGCGAGGCCAGGAGTAGCAGGGGGTCTGGGTGCGGAGCTGGGCCTCATAGTCGGCCCAGGCCTCGTCATCCCAGGCCATCAGAAGTCACCTTCTCGATCCAGAGCCTCCTGCTCCTTTGGGCTCAACGCTGGCGCGCCGGCGCCGCCATCGCCGATCTGCTCCTGGGCCCGCTCGAACTTGTCGATGGTGAGCAGGAACTTGTTGATCTCGGCCAGGGTTCCCAGGGCGGTCTGCAGCTGCTTGGCCTGCAGGGAAGCCCGCAGGACATGCTCCATCCTCGAGACCTGAATGGCACCGAAGCGCAGCTTGTCGTAGAGGCTGGTGCCCTGAATGCAGAGCTCGTAGGCCTCGGCCACCAGGCGGGCCGCCACGGCTGGGCTGACCTTGAAGCCCTTGATCGCAACCGTCATCAGATCCTGGGGGCCGTAGCCCTGTTTCACGGCCAGGCCGAGCAGGGAATGGACCCGATAGTTCCGCTCTGCCGCTCTGGAGATGCTGCGGTCCTTCGTCTTCTGTTTGGGCTTGGGTTTCGCCTTCCGTGGTTTGGAATTGGCGCCGGCCTTTTCGCTGCTCACGCCGGGTTGCCTCCTCCTGGAAACGTAGGCACGTCCTGCCGATGCCTCTGCAGCCACAGGCTCACCGCCTTGGTGCTGCGGTTCAGCATCAGGCCGATGGTGGCCATGTCATGCCCCTGGGCGCGCAGGCGCAGGGCCCTGGCACCCTCCTGCGGCGTCCAGCGCCGGAGACCAACGGGCACACGGTGCCGCCGCGGGCGGATCGTCACACCAGCACGCTCGAGCAGCCGCCGGATCGTCCGCTGTGACACTCGGTAAGAGCGAGCCAGCGACTTCAGGCTCTCGTCGGCCAGGTAGCGGTGCACCACCGTCTGCATCGGCAGGCGAACCGGGGGGGGCACCATCCCATCGCCGCCGGCCTGGAGGTTGTTGACCAGGGCCCGCAGCTGCCGCACCCGGCCGGCGCTGATCCGCGCATCAGCCAGCAGCTTGTAGACCGCCTGGGGTGAGCAGCCCATCGCCGCGGCGATCGCCTTCACAGGCGCGCCCTGCCGGTGCAGCGCCAGCATCTGGGCATGGTCGGCGGGGGTGAGGGGGTGGCCGGTAGGCATCAGCCTCAACGGCCACGCTGAGCCAGCAGGGCCTCCACCGCCCGGGTGATGCGCGCTTCCGTGCTCTCCTCCTCCGGCATGGCCGCCGCAAGACGGCCCATCAGTGTCTGGAAATCGGTCAGGGCCTGCTGGTCTGGAAAGGTGAGCTGCACCGTCAGGCCGGCAGGGCCGGGCTCCGGAGCTTCTGGCTCTTGCGGGGGCGGCTCTGGATCGATGCCCTGAACGAGGGCCTTGAACTCATCGTCCGTGAACCAGGGACCCAGATCAAGGGTGGGGTGGTCCTCCAGCAGGCCCGCCAAGGCCGCGCCATCGAACTCGCTCAGATCGCTGGCGCGGTTGTCGGCGACGCCATATTCGGCCTTCTGTGCCTCAGTGAGGTCCGTGCGCTGCACCGCGACCAGCGTGCGGCCATCAGCGGGCACCACCAGCACCTTCTCGATGCCGATGGCGGCGGCGGCCTCGGCAGTGCCGTTGCCGGCCAGGATCACGCCAGCCTCATCGATCACCAGACTCCTTGCGGCGCCGAACTCCTGCAGGGAGCGCTCGATCATCGCCGTGCTGCGCTGGGTGCGCCGCCGAGCGTTCTTGGGGTCCTGGATCAGAGCCTCCAGCGTGGTCTCGGTCGGCATGGTGACCGGGGCCAGAGAAGGGCGGCGACGCGTTGGCATGAAAACGCAATCTGCGTGTAGCGCGTAACGTAGCTGCCTGGGAACATCCCTGTCACGGCACACACCACTGATCAAGGAGTGGTTTCCACTTGCTAAAGCCTTCGCGATTGCCTTCTTCTGACAGGCTGAGAATCCTGCTGGAGACAGGCTTTTTCTGGTCTGAAGCGACAAGAGTCAGTGGTTTGTCGTTGATGGGCCTGCGCGGCTGGTGGTATCGAACGGGCTTGCAGATCTGTGATCCGGTCGACAGGGCGCTGGCGGAGCGACTAATACAAGCGAACTATCAGTTCAGCCCACCGCGGCTGTTTGATGGCCTGATGGTCTGCGGCAGATGCCGCGGCCGGATGACGAGGCCTGCACGAGCGCGCTCAGCTGGCAAGCCGCATCGGTGGGCCTGCCGCCGCTGCCGCACCAATGGCCGCCGAGTGTGGGTATCGGCCGCAGCCATCAAACGGGCCGTGTTCGAGGCGCTGCAGCGGCGGCTACCGGAGATGGCCCGGTTGTGTGAGCACCGCACCGGATTTCAGCACGAGCGGGAGCAGCGCTGGCTGGAGCAGCTGGAGCAGTTCCAAGCAATGGGGCAGCGACTGCATGAGGCAGGCGTGCCGCGCATGGCGCCCCAGGTGCTGGCGGCCCGGGTGCAACTGGCGCAGGATCAGCTGGGGGATCCGCCTGACCTGAACCGGCACGACTGGGGATCGACGTTCAGCAGCTGGGGGGCATGGGAGGGGGCCAGCTCACACCAGTGGCGGATGGTGGCCGTCTTTTTCTGCCGGAAGGTCGTCTGGGATGGCGAGCGCCTCCAGGTGGTCCTGTTCGGCCGGCGCTTTGTCGATCCATTGCTGATGGATGCCCAGCAGCACCCAGTTGATGGAGGTCTGTGGCCAGTTCACCCCCTCGCCCCGAGTCACCCTGCTCATCGGGAAGGGTGAGGATGAAGGCAGAAAAGCTGGGTCGATCTCATTGCCCACCCCATTCGATGCGCTGCCATGGATGCGGGTTTGCAGGATCCATGGCCACTGGCACCAGCTGATGGTCGAGCGGCACCAACAGCATCAGATCTCGCACGCCGCACGCATCAGCGCGATGACGCCGGCCCTGCAGGTCGAGCCACACGTCTCCGAGGCGGATCCGATCGGGTGGTGGGCAGTTCGGTTGGCTGATCATGCCGTCAGTCCCTGCTGCCTGGCCAGCTCGCGAAGGCGTTGATCCTCGGGGCGATCGGGCGGAATGTAGGCCTCGCACCAGAGCGCGACGATCGGAGGTGGCGTCATCCACTGGTTTCCCTCTGATGCTGTCCGGCGTTGGCAGTCGTGGCATTCATCGAGCCAGTCGTCGGGGCCGTCGCCCCATCCGGGGCAGAGGGCGTAGTCGTTGGGAAGGGAAGTCAAGGTGGCAGCGACAAGGTTCAATCGAGACGCGCCAGGAGCCCTGGAAGCGGGGCTCGACGGCGTGGCCGGTGTGAAGCCACTGGCTGAGGATCCGGGCTGAATCGGCCCTGGGTGTGCGGGCGTAATCCAAGGCGCCAGTGATGACACCGCAGCGGCAGGTGGCGACAAAGCCGGTGGGGATGGGCTTGCGTGGATCAGGCACAACGCACCTCTTGATCTGTCAGATGCGGCCTGCAGGCGCGATGGCGCGCCATGAACTGATTGGAGAGGCTGACCAGCTCGTTGATGGCCATCGGCAGCTGCACCTCATGGATGTCAGCGCATCCGAGGCAGCGGAACACCGGCGGCTGATGGGCGTAGTCCAGGACGCAGTGGTCGTTCATGTGACCTCCTGGGTGGCTCTGAGGGCTTCCAGCTCGGCCTCCAGCTGCCGGATCTTCTGCTTGGCCTGCCCCAGCAGGCCTGCAGGCGTGGCGCCATGGGGTTGGGTCACGGTGACAAGGATTGGGCCCTGGCTGGTCTCGAAGCGCATCTCGAGGAAGTTCGGTGCCTTGTCCTGGTTCTCCTGCATGAGGCCAAGGAAGATCCCGGCCAGCAGCTGAGGGCCGCTGCCGCGCATGCCGGCGGTGAGATCGGCGTTCTCGCGACCGAGCGCGATGCCGGTCAGCTCAGGGTTCTCGATCAGGTTGCACAGTCGCTCGTTGCTGCGCTCCAGGCGGCGGATGGTGCGCCAGGGAGCGAGCAGTCGGACGATGGCGCGAAGCAATCGGGTGCTCATGGCGTCGCCAGTGCCTCCAGCAGTTGCAGCAGCTCGCCGCGGACCGGATCGCTCTCGAAGGGGTGCATGTCGATCCGCTGCAGCAGCAGGGCCTGCAGGCGGCGGCGCTCCCGTTGCTCTCCCTCCGCCAGGGCCTTTCTTAGCTGAGCGGCCTCGGACACCTCCGCGTTGGCGGCCTCCAGGAGGGCAGCAACAGCGTTGTCGAGCTGGTCGCGCGCCGCGGCCAGGTTCGATGGAGTCAACGGTTCTGGCTGCCTGAGATCGGCCAGCGTGAAACTTTCCAGGAGACGAAGCCTGTGCTCCTGCGGGAACTTGACGTCAGACGTGCTCATAGGGCTTTCTCCCACTTGAAGGTTCGGGACCGGCATCGGTAGAAATCGACCGCATCGAGCCAGGCGGCGAGGGCGGCATCCACGTCGATGAGCTCGACGGTGGTCTTGCCAGGGCTGCAGAACAGCACGAAGGCACGCCGCGGCCACCAGCTGTGCGTGTCGCCCAGCAAAGCGAGAGCAGCCCCAAGCTCAGCCGCTACACGCAGAGGATTGAGCTGATCTGGCGTGCCGGTCTGGCACATGCCGATGCCGATGTCGCCGCCATTGCAGAAGCGCACCAGCAGGTCGGCGGTGGTGGCGATGGGCAGACGCCGGTGGCGCAGCGGCAGGGGGGCGGCGAGCACCTCGAGCTGCTGCCAGAAGGGATGGGCAATCAACGGATCGATCGTGGGCAGGGCCGAGGTGAACGGCTCAACGGTGGGAGTCCAGCGTCCCCGGGCCGCAGCGGCCGGGTTGTAGAGGCTGTTGGCGTAAACGATGCAGGCGCGCACCACCACGGGATCACGCGTGGCCGGCAGCAGGGGAAACGGTGCGGGATGGGGATAGATCTTGTTGAGGATCTGCTGAGCAGAGAGCAGTTCGTCGCCTGCAGGGCTGACGAAGCCACCGTCTGGCAGGGCAAGCAGGGCCTGCGCAGCGGGAGTGGAGAACCAGGTGAAGGGCTCGGGCCGAGACAATGCGATCACCACGGCCCTTTCCGCAGGTGAGCAGGCATCGATGTGATGGAGCAGCCAGGGCGCTGCCAGCGCACCTGCCAGCCGCCGGGGAGGGGGATGCGCCAGCGGCAGCCACCGCGGGCCACCTCGTTGGTCTTGCAGAAAATCAGCATCGTCAGAAGGGGATTGAGGGAATCACCAGTGCTCGGTGGGCTCCGCCGGCCCGATGGGTTCCGTGACTGGGATCCCAGTAACGGGCGCCGCGGCCGGTGCAGGAGCTGCAGCGACTGGCGTTGCCGCTGCCTCTTCCGTGGTCAGGAGCAGAGCCGTGGCCGCGGCCGTCTTCCAGACGCGACGATTGCCCATGGGCCTGAAGTCGTCAGCGACATGGAACCGGTACCCGCCGGCCCAGAAGTAGCGGCCCAGGTGCATGTCCACAGGCGCCTGGAAGGTCGGCGGAGCAGCAGGGTCGGTGATGGCGACCATGGCGCCGAGGGGCGGGTGCTCGTGGGCAAGGGCGATGGGGGAAACCATCAGATCTCCTCCCTGCCCATCGAGGGCAGCAGGCCGGCAATGGCTTGCGGGGAGGCCTTGTGCAGACGGGCCTGCTCGGCAGTGACCTGCACCGCTGCGTAGGCCAGCTTGCGGCGGTTGCGGTGGATCGTGGCGATCGCCTCCTGGGGCAGCTCGCAACCGATCAGGCGGGCGCCAACGGCCGTTTCCACTCGACACGGGCCCGATGAATCGCGGAAGCCGCGGCCTGTGCCGGAATAGGCGGCTGTGCAGCAGCAGATCACGGCAGGATCAGACCCGACCATGCGCTCACCGGATGGGAGCACGTCGTAGTCCTCCAGGAACTCGTTGACCGCCAGGTCGTGGTTCGCGACGATGCCGGAATCGAAGCAGGCGAAACAGGCAACGCTGGGCAGCACAAAAGCAGGGCCGGCATGCGGACGGCGCTTATGCGCAGCCAACTCAGGAAGGCCAGCCGGACTTGGCGTGATGGAGGTTGTCATCGGCCAGTGATGTGGCGGTGGTAGGCGAAGGGATCGGACTCACCGGTTTCTGGATCGATTGGAGCCACGAAGGTGGCCGCGGCCACAACGGCTGCGGGCTGGTTCTGGGGCAGGTAGGCCACGAAACGGCGCTCCTTCAGCCAGCGAGCCATGTCCGGGAGGGAGGGAGCAAAGCCCGTGTCGGCTTGCTGCTGCTCCTGGGCCTGGACCTCAGCAGCAAGAGCGGCCAGCAGTTGATCGACGGTGTGGCCAGCGGCCAGGACGGCACCCAGTTCGCGCTGGGCAGCAGGCAGGGATTGACAGGTGACCCGACGCGGAGCGGCCAGGTAGGCGCCGCGCAGCTGTTCAAAGGCCTCGGCAGCAGCTGGGCCGGCCCGCAGCTGCTCGCAGCGGCGCCGGTAGCCGGTGGCAAGGGACTTGCAACCACTGGCCGCGGCGTGCTGGAGGAACGGCTCCAGAACGCCGAGAGCGTCGGCGTGGTGGATGGCTTGGACGTCCGCGGCGCTGAGCTCGCGTGAAGCGGCGGGATGCTTCTGGCGGCGGCGGGTCCACCACTCCACCAGCAGCTGGCGATGGGGCCTGGCGCAGGCGGGCAGGCCGGCCTGCTGGCCTGCGGCCTGGGCGGTGGGCTGCTCGGTGGCAGGGGAGCAGGAAGCGCTGGCGGCCGGTTCGGCATGTCGCTGGGGAGCGTCGTTCTGGCCTGACGTTACCACGATCTGCCGATCTGTCACGACGGCGCCAGCCGTTGTGACCAGGGGTGCGGTGGCCAAGCTGTTTTCAACTCGTTGGGACATATATGTGTTTGGGATAGGTATTAACTCTTCTAGGTTTTCTAACTCTTCGTTTAAGGGTTTATTGATTGGGTCCCCCTGTGGGGGAGTCCCCCTGTGGGGGAGGGGTACCCCTGTAGGGCCTCCCCTACAGGGGGAGGGGTGCCCCTGCGGGGCCTCCCCTGCAGGGGGACTCCCCTTGTAGGGGAGGGGTGCTGCTGACTTCCGTTCTGCTGCAGTGGATTTGGGGCGCGATCGTTTGCGCTTTGTCTCCATCCGCACCCGATAGACGTTGGTGCCTCTTGGTCCGGTGCCGGCTTTGATGATCCAGCCCTCGTCCAGAAGGGTCTGAAGGGCTGCTCGGATGTCTCGTTCCTTCATGCCGCACTCCAGCGCCAGGCGCGGGACAGAAGGGAAGGCGTTATCATTCTGTCCGGCGTAAAACCACAGCCAGGCATAAACAAATACCAGGCGTCTTCTGCCCCTTTCAGCTGAACTGCTCAGCAGTTCCAGCGGGATCTGAGCAAACAGCGGGCGGTGCAGTTCGCCGTTGAATGGTGCGGTTGGCATGGCAGAAGCTGGTGTGGTTTCTTCCACTCCCCTAGACCTGCTGCTTGCGTTGGATGCAGTAAGATGAGCCTGTTGCGGCCATCAGATTCGCTGGGGAGCGTGGCTGGTGGTCGCAGCCCGAAAGGGCAACATTGGCTCCGCCTCCCAGGCGGGGCCTTTGTTGTGGGCGGGTAACCGACCAGTCGACCGCAACCATAGCCGTATCGGGATGCCGCGACTCGGGACTGTTCCCAATCTGTTGCCGCCGGTGGCGCTGCACGGTGCCGCGAGGACGGTGCGGTTTCCCTGCCCATGGCTGCAGGAGGGCTGCACCGAGGTTCTTCACAGTGTCGATAGGACTTATGTTCGGGGCCGAACAGGCCTGTTTCCCATCGCCGCGCTCAAAGGTCGCCATGGCTCAGCAGCACAACCAGCGCAGTACGCCGGTTTCAGCTGGTCCTGTTCTCAGTCCACAGCAGGTCGACTGGCTGCATGCAGAAGCGATCGGCCGTGAGCGGTTGCGCCTCCTGCTCGAGCAGTGGCTGCAGCGCAACGGCTGGAGCCTGGCGGTGGTTTCCCGCCTGGCCGAGCTGTCGCTGCTGGCCGAATCAAAAGAGCCGGTGCCGGACTGGGCCGCTGGCATGCCACTGACACCAGGCAGCTGGGTGAACCACAAGGGACACGCCTGGGAAGCGGTCGGCACGCCCTTGTCGGAGCCGGCAGAAGGTGCCGACGGCTGGATCGATCAGGGCCTCACCAGCCGCCTGCATGCGTCAGGCCTCAACCTCTACCTGCGCAAGCGCAAGGCCACCCTGACGGTCACCTTCCTGCTGGAGATGGGCCGGCTGAACGAATGGGTCGCCAAGGTGCAGGCCGGTGAAGCCGATCCGCCCCGCGAGCCCCGGCTCAGTGAGCTCGTGAAAAAGGCGACCGTCATCAGTGACCAGCAAGGCGCCTACGGGCCGGAAGAGCTGCTGTCGATCGCTGGTGGACTGCTGGTGCCCCCTCCCTGGCCCGGCGAACCCACCAGCTCAGGGGCATTGGAGAGCGGCGTGCCGGCGCGACAGCTGCGCGCCGCCGCCGCCGCGGCCGGTCTGGACATCATCGACGACTGGGCAGTGATCGCCGATCTGTACCCCTGCAAAGAGAAGAGCCGTGTGGAGCGTCTCCAGCAGGTGCTGCGGGGCATCGCCCAGTGGGATGCGCAGCAGGAAGACGATGAACGCGCCGCCTGCCTGGTGCTCCTGCAACGGCTGAAGGATCACGCCGAACCCAAGGAGGTGCCGCAGATCGCTGGAGGATAGCTCCCGGCCTCAGCGCTGATCCCTGCCATGGTCCGAGAGATCAGCGACGACGCCCGCTGATCAGCCTTCGTGCCATCTCAGGACGCTGCCACTCCACTTCTGTGGCGCTGCCATCAGCCTTAGCAGGGTTCAGCACGTACAGCCGCAAGCTCAGGCAGTCGTGGATTTCCGTGAGCCGCTGCCGGTTCTGCCACAGCAGATCGGCTGCTGCGGCATGAAGAACAGTGACATGGAGCACAGTGCCGGAGCGGGCCATGGTGAGCAGGGGAGGGCCGTCTGGGACTGAGCTGATGGCGTTGCTGAGCAGGGTCATACCGGTCTGGTGATTAGTGCTAGTGTTCGGTGGCCGGTGTGGCAGAGCGTAGCCAGGCCGCGCCCAACCCAACCAGCAACGTTCGTGATGGACAGCATTCCGCGCACGGGGCCACCAGCTGACCAGGCGCCGCAGCAGCCCCTGCCCGCAGCCAGTGATCCGATCACCCAGACCGTGCTCGAGCTGGCCGATCGGCTGGCGGCTGCTGAGGCAGACACAGCAAACCGCTTCGAGAGCATGCGAGCGGCATTCGCTGATCTTCGCAACCGACTGGAGTCACAGCGTGGGACCAGCAGCAGCACAGATGATCCGCGCCGTCGGTTGGTGGAGTTCCTGGGGTATGAGCCCAGTTCACAGCAGCAGATTGAACTGTTCACTGCCTATGCAGCCTGGCATGCGACTCAGCCCAGGCTTCAGGAGAACCGCTCGGCCGAATACGTGACCAAAAAGGGCCAGACGGTCAGCTATGGCTATGCCGATCTGGCAGGAGTGATCTCCGCAGCCCAGAGCGCTGCTGCGCATGGGCTCTGTGCGCTCACCAGACAGGAGTTCGACGACAACGGCCACCCGATCGTGACCGCCTACCTGGTTCACTCCAGCGGTGGTGCGATCAGCAGCGGGCCAGTGCCGCTGTTTGTGGGTGACAGCGAACGCCGCGGCCAGGCGCACGCCGCAGGGCTCACCACCTGCCGGCGCCTGGCGCTGCAGATGGTGCTCGGCCTGGCTGCTGAGAGCGACGACGACTTCAACTCCAGCACCGAGACATCACCTGCTGGCCGTGGTGCTGCATCACGGCCAGCTGCAGCAGCGCACCGGCCCAGCGGTGAGAGGCCGATGGCCAACCCGCCGCGCCGCGTGTCGGAAGCCACTGCACGTCCGGCGACAACTCGCCAGGGACCGCCGCCCGGCTGGCTCAGCAAGGAGGAGCACACGGCGCTGGAGCAGGAGCTGATGGATCCAGCCATCACCCCGCAGCGCTTCCAGGAGATTGAGGAGAGGCTTCTGGCTGCCAAGCAAACGGCCAGCGCTGGGCCAGCAGGGCCATGAATCAACACCATCAGAGTTCAGCACGCAGCCCTTAGGGGCCCATGCTGATGCTGCAGCGCATTCATGAGGTGCGTGTGATGGCCTCCCAGGGGATGCCGGCCACTGAGCGGACGACTCGGTGGTGACGAACCCAGCCTCTACCCTCCCGCCGCCGTTGGCGGCGGCAGACAACGGGCCCCGTCGAGGGATGTGGTTTCGCCCAAGAGCCCAGGCTCGAACAGGGCCACAGCAAGGCCATCCGCGCATTACCTGTCTGCTTTGAGTTGTTCTTCATCACTGTTATTCCATGACCCTTCTAGGAATTGAACCGGAATTTGGCGAGCTTTCGTCAATACGAACCGAAGCCGACGCCGTACATGAACAAACCCTGCTGGGAATTGAACCGGCGGAACTTGCGCCCGGCCGTATCTACGCCGTTCGCACTCCTACTGGATTCAAGACCATTGATCTTACCAGCGAAGAAACACTGAGAGCGTTTGGCGCGCAGCGTGACCGGCCGGTTTCTAGCTACGCCTTTCACCAGATACAGAGCTTTGTCAATTACGTGAAGGGTACTTTTGCCAAGGACTTTTCACAGGAGTCTGCTCTCTGCATTGCTGATGAAGCGGCCCTGACTATTCGTCTGATCTTCGACGCACAACCGCACCAGTGGGGCGATGTGTATGCCGATCTGAAGCTGCAGATCTCACCGGAAGCAGCGCGCTGGAAGGCAAGCAGCGGCAAGTATGTGGAACAGCAGAATTTTGCCGAGTTTTGCGAACTGAATCTGCAGTCTTTTGCATCCCCTCCTGCTGCCACCGTGCTGGAGATCGCACAGACATTTCAGGCCAAGAACACGGTGGATTTCAGCAGCGCTGTGCGTCTCTCCAGTGGCGCTATCAAGCTCAAACGTGAGGAGAAGATTGAGGCCACTGCCGGCGAGCGGGCCGACATCACCATCCCCGAGGAGTTGACGCTGGCCCTGCCGCTGTTCAAGTACGACAAGACCTATCAGGTGCGGGCCCGTCTCCGTTACCGAATACAAGAGGGTGCGGTCCGCCTTTCCGTGTTGCTGATCGATCCCGAACTGGCGTTTGAGCACGCCTTTGGTGCGGTGGTCAACCAGGTGGCAGCCGCTTTGGAGATGCCCGTGTTCTGGGGCAAGGTCTGACGTTTTGCCGTTTGTGCCCATCTGCTTCCTTTCCCCCCAACCCCACCATGACCAGCGATCCAGACATCAACGACAGTGAGAGCATCGAGGCCTCGCCCTTTGGGCAGTTTCTGTTTTCCCAGCGCGATGGCCGCACCCACCAGGAGCTTTCTCAGGCTCTGGCCGAGGTGAGCGAGGCGGTGTTGGCCAACGGCGGCACCGGCACCATCACTCTCAAGATCACGGTGAAACCCCTGGGACACGAAAGCCGCCTGGTGGTTCATGACGCCGTGACGGTGACGCCACCCAAGCCGATCAGGGAGTCGAGCATCTGGTTCTACAACGAGAAGCATCGTGGCCTGAGCCGGCGCGATCCGCATCAGGGCGAGCTCGATCTGGCTGTGATCCCCATGCGCCCGCGCACCGGCACTGCGATTGCCACAAACCGCGAGCTCAAGCCACGAGCTTGACCTGCTCAGACCCTATCCCACAACTCCATGCCGCCATGAATGAACTGGTCACAAGCGAACCTGCGTTGCCCCTCACGGGCTTTGCCCTGTTCCTGAATGACCGGCTGCTGCTCCAGGGCGGCACGCCGACGCAGCTGTGCTTCTGCCAGCCTGATCAGCTCAGCTCCGAGGCCTACAGGCAACTGCTTTTGCTGTTGGAGGCTGCCCTTGGCGCGCGACACAACGAGCTGGCGCAAACCGATCCGGGTTCGATTCGCTCGTTGCTGCGCACGGTGACCCTGTGCCATGCCGACCGACCGCGCGATCCATTCACCGGAGCCGTCCTGGCGCACGGCATCAAGCCGCTGTTTCGTGCGTTCACTGACCATGCCGAACCCTAGCCATCTGGAGGAGGACTTCGCCAACCAATGGCTGGTCTCCTTCCCAGACCTGCCTTTCCAGCGCGAACACACGCTGCCGATCTGGAGTGCTTGGGCGCTGTATCAGAAGCAGGAGAGCCTCAAGTCGCGTAGGCCTCCTCCCTACCGCGCCGATTTTGCCTGGCCCGCTGCTCAGGTCGCCGTGGAGATCAATGGTGGCATCTGGCGACCTGGTGGCCACTCCAGCGGCAGCGGCATCACCAGAGACATCACCAAAACCACCCTCGCTCAGCTGTCCGGCTGGGTTCTCATCCCCCTCTCCGATGCTCACATCTTTGATGGCACCCCCTACTGGCTCCAGCTCATTGCCGATCTCATTACGCACCGGAGAGATCAGCTACTCAACCGAGACACCCCAGGTGCTCCAGCTGGCAGGGGTACAGCTGCAGCGCACAGCGCACTGTCTCAACCCGTGGATGTTTCAGGAACAGGGCAACGCCGTTTCCGGTCTCGAACACAACGGGATCGAGTGGATCTCCGTGCAGCACTGGGGCAGCTACGGCAGCAGGGAGCTACGACTGATCCATAACGCCAAAGGCCTACTTCTCCTGCCATGGGGCCAGTACATTCAGGCAGAAGATAAACTGAAGGAACTGCACATCAATGATGGCGACTTTGTGTTAAATGCGCCTCCAGGGGGCATGTTGGTCCCTGTCGCTGGCAGGTATTTCCCGCCTGGTTCACTCCAGATCATTGTCGATGAGAATGCTCTGCAGGTGGTGAACGAGCACACCACACTGCCCATCCCCGTGTTGGTGGCATCTGTGCCATGCAACGGCTGGTGCAAGAAGCAGCACATCTACATTGATCACGGCATGACCGAAAAGGCTGTCGTGTTCTTCAATGACAACGGCTGGCCGGTTTCCTGCCGCGAAAACATCCTCGATGGCGAAGACCGAATCTCCGTCCGCTGGTGGCGTTTTGACTACAGCCGGCCACTGCCTGAGGTGTCCCATGACTGAGACGATCTTCCAAACTGAGTTGAGCCCATTCCTGGCCGCGCCGATCTGGCATGTTGAGCGCCAACCGGAGGGAGTGACCGACCCGATGGTGGTGCGCTTTCGCAAGAGTGGAAATCGCGGCAACTGTCTCCTCGATCAGAACGCCCGTTGGACGGACCTGGGGTGGGACAGCAAACGCTGGGTGCCGATGGCTCCAAGGGTGCCGAAGTGGCTGCTCAGGAGGGTGGAGGCTCACATGCAAGGAGTCGACCCATGAAACGGGAACGACTCCTTGGCCTGTTCATGACTGTCCTACCCATCGCCTGGATGGTTTGGGATGTTCATCACGATCCCTGCGGTCCAAAGGGCACAGCCTGGATCCGTTGCGCTGAATCCCGATGAGCCCTGATCTCAAGCTGAACCTGCGCCAGTGCACCTGCCGCAGGGCCCACATCGCTGGCGCCGAAGCCGCGGCCCTATCCGCAGAGGCCGCCCGCCTGACAGAGGCGGCCGCCGCCGCCAAGCGCCGTTATTTCCGCGAGCTCGAGACCTGCGACCTGCTCGGCGGCTACCACTCATCCTTCGCTCCGCTCAACTGATGGCCACCCTTCCAGACCACGCGATCGAAACCCTCTGCCTTGCCGGCATGGTGACGCCCTTCGATCCGGAGATTTTGAACCCGGCCTCGCTCGACATCCGCCTTGGCGACACCCTGCTGATCGAGTCAGCCCAGTCGGAGGAGCTGGTCCCGTACCCGCTGCACGAGCACAGCGAGGACAACCCCTACCTGCTGCTGCCTGCTCAGTTTGCCCTGGCTGACTCGTTCGAGATGTTCAGCCTGCCGGACAACGTCGAGTGCGTGTTCAAGCTCAAGAGCAGCCGCGCCCGCGAGGGCCTCGATCACGCGCTGGCCGGTTTCGGCGATCCCGGCTGGCACGGCAGCCGGCTGACCATGGAGTTCAAGAACAACCGCCAGCTGTGGCCGGTCAAGCTGTGGCCCCGCAAGCGGGTGGGCCAGCTGAAGTTCACCTGGATGAGCTCCAAGCCCCGCCGCAGTTACCGGGAGACCGGCAGATACAACGGGGACGTCACGGTGCAGGCGAGCAAGGGCTGAACCATGACGCGACCCAGCGACTGCGCTGCCCTTGGCGGCCCAACGATCAGCCGAGTTTCAGGCTCCATCGATGATGAGCAGAAAGAATGCGTTGAATGCCACAATTCTTGCCGGTGGGATATGACCGAGTCTCCGTTCTGGGGATTTGCCTCCAACTGTCCACACGGCAAACCATCAGATGAAGAGATAGAAGCATTCTGTTCATGAACATTTCTCTATCCCCAGCGCGGTCACCCCCGTTCTGGATCCTGTCCAATGCCTCGTTTTTTCTCCTCCCTTCTTTCTGTCATGTCCTCTCTGATCCAGCGCTTTGCCGCTGTCCTGTCCGGTCAACAATCTGAGATCGCATCGCTGAAGCAGCAGCTTGCTGCCGCTCTGGCCGATGACGCCGCCGATGACGCCGCCGTGGAAGCGGCGGAAGCCGCTGCTGCTGCTGCCCAGGCCCGTGCCGATGAGCTCCAGCAACTGATCGACGCCGATGCCATCGAGGACCAGCAGCTCGACAGCTTGCTGGCTGCCTATGAGCCGGCCCCCGAGACCGTCGCGGATGCTGCTCCTGAGGCCAGCACCGAGCCAGCCGAAGAGATCGTTGCTGATGCCTCTGCCGAGGCTGCAGCTGAATCTGCTGCTGAGCCGGCCTCCTGATCTGGGCATCAGATCCGATTCGATCGGCCGCTGCCCTCTGGTGGCGGCCGTTTTTTTGTGCCGTCAGGCGCTCCCAGACTGACGCAAGAACAGAGCTGAGCCACCATGACCAAGGGCAGCAACACGGCGGCCTCGGCCTCATCCCCGGCCGCTGACAGCAAGTCGGCCGCGGCCTCGCAGAAGCCGGTGATCTTCTCGCTGCAGGCGGTGCAGGACACCTGGCTCAAGAAGTCGATCGATCCTGCAGCTGAGCTGCCTGACGATGAGAAGGTGCTGGTGCCGGCCGGCACGCAGCTGGGTGTGGTGGCCACCACCGAGATCCAGGGCAACGCCCACGAGCTGGTGGAGCTGGGCGGCGGGGCCGGCACCTGGCACGTCTTCATGCCTCACTTCAGGCGACTGCAGGGGGTGGCACCAGCGGGCCTGCAAGCAGCCGCGTTGGTGCTTCCCGCAGCCGTTGCGCATGTCGTGGCGGAGGAGATCGACTGGAGCGACTTCGGTTCCTTCATCACCCCCAACCTCACCGTGGGCGAAGTGCTGCAGTTCGACGCACGCCGGCGGCCCATGGCTCAGAGCGCTGTGGTGCCCCGCATCCTGGAGACCGCCCGGGAGTTCCAGGCCATCCGTCAGGCCTGGGGCCGCCCGCTGGGGGTGACGAGCTTCTTCCGGCCCGAGCCCATCAATCGCGAGGTTGGCGGCGTGCCCAACAGCTTTCATGTCAGCGGCCTGGCCGTCGATCTCTATCCGGTCGGCCTGCCCCTGCAGGCCCTCTACGACTTCCTGATCACCCGCTGGACCGGTGGCTTCGGGGACGGCCGCAACCGCGGCTTCATCCACATTGATCGCCGCGACGGCGGTCGCTTTGTGCCGAGCGGTGGGGTGCGGCCGGCGGCGATCTGGCCCTACTGAGCGCTCCAGAGCGCCCCTTCCGCCTTGCGGCGCCGCCGCAGGCCTGCCTCGCTGGGCCCGCCCGGATTCACGTAGAGCATCAAGGCGCCCGGCACCTTCGACAGTTCCTGTGCATCGTTCTGCAGCCCGCGCTGCAGGCAACGGGTGAGGGTGGCAAAGCCCTCACTGCCATACCAGTGCGTGCCGCAGTTGTAGGTGAACGAGAGCAGGGCCGCCTGCTGGTTGATGCTCAGGCCTCCCCATCCCGTGATGCGACTGGCCAAGGCCTGCGCATCACGCTCCAGACGGGCCGCCAGCAGCGCATCGGCCTGGGCCTGGTTGATCGTGTCACCGCGGCGCACCGGCCGGCCATCGGCAAGGGTGGTGCTGCCCCAGCCGATCGTCCACGGCTCGCCGCCAGTCTCAGGATCAGGGTAAGCACTGAGCTTGCAGCCCTCGAACTCCTTCACCAGGGGCAGAGCCACGGTCACCACAGCATTCCAGGCAGGGCTGACAGCTGGGATCAACCAGGTGGCGGTGCGGATGTCGCCGCCCTGCTCGAGGCGCTGCCGCTGCTCGGGGGTGAGCAGCCCCTCCACCGCCGACCAGAAGGCCTTGTGGCCTGGATGTCCATCGACGGTGGCCAGGGCGTAGCGGAGCAGGGACGGATTCATGGCGTCGCAGCAGATGTGGTCTTGGCGTGGCGGGCGCTGGCGGCAGGGTCGAACAGCAGCGTGAGGATGCGCAGCTCCAGCGCGGAGGGATCACGGTGCACCACCCGCTGCACGGCCAGGGAGAACAGCAACGACACCTGACCGGCGCCCTGCTGGATGGCGTTGATCACCTGGGCATCGATTGCCGCGAACACCTCCGGCAGCCGCTGACGTAGATCACGGCCCAGGGCCTGCAACAGCAGGATGACGAACTGCCGCATCAGCAACGACAGCAGCGGTCTGAGCAGGAAACCGATCATGCAGGCTCAGGGTCATCGCCAGATCCATCCTGGGGCTCCCCAGGCGGTGGCACGATGCCGATCGGGCCGCTGAGCGGCTGTTTGCTTTCCTCGGCCTGTTCTGCCGTGCGGCGGCGGCTGACCAGCACACCTCCCGCCAGACCACCCATGGCGGCAGCAGCCGACTCAGCTGGACTGTGCACCACCAGGGCCAACAGGGTGTCGGTGGAGCGGCGGCCGATCTCGCCCATCTGCGACCAGGCCGGCAGGCATTCCAGCGGCCGACGGCTGCGGGCTTCGCAGAGCAGGGCTTGAGTCAGGCCTGCCACCAGCTGCCAGGCCACGTTGGCCACCACCACCCAACCGGCAATCGTGAGGCCGGCGCCAATCACAGGCGACACGCTGGCCAGTACCGGCGAGCGGCTGTTTCGTTTTGCCGTCATAGCTTGCCCTTCGTCAAACGGATTTCATGTTCCTGGAGCTGTTCCATCACTTCCTTGTATTGCTTCTGCTGTATATCAGAATTCTTGATCAATGTGCTCATCGACACACGCATCACTGAAACGTCTTTCCAGACCCCAATGCCTGCGCTGGCGGCTGCCATGAACGACAACGCTGAGATCGTTGCCAGCACAGGCAACAGATAGCTGCCGACAACGTTGGGAGGCTTGGGCTCGTAAGCCAGATGTGATTGATTGTTAGGCACAGCTATGAGTCAAGAGCGCAGCGCATACAAGCTAGGCCTCATCCCCTTGACGGCTGCCAGAAGGTCACTGGCTGCTCGACTGCTGTCGCATGAAGGGATGAGTCACGCTAGCCGCGGCCGCAAGATGCTGTTTCGCTTCAGATCTTGAACACCACAATCATGCCATGTCCTACATGCTCATTGACAATGCCTGTTCCGGAAAAGAGCCTGTAGAGGTAGTAAACGTCGTGCTTTTGCCCAGGGAGAGATCTGGCCCATTGAGCACCGGCAGTCGTATCTGTGTACCGCGCCTCACCATTAAAGGCATCGAATGGTGGACCCAGGGGTGTGTTGATGCCTGGGGCCACGTAGGCGATTGGCCCCTGGCCGCCACCCTGATCACCCAACCAGTTGTTGTAGATGTCGAGAAATACTGTCACAAGTGAGTCGCCAGCCTGCACCCAGCTGATCCTTGGTGCCGTTGGAAACACGCTTGCAGGGGGCACGCTCCAGGTTGTGGTGTTGGTTGACCATCCAGAGTTCTCGCCAAATAGGTAGACAGCTCTTGCGTCGTAGAGGTTGTAGTAATTGGCAAGGTACACCTTCGGGAAATTGGCGCTGTTGGCCCCCGTGATGGTGCCCCCGAGGTCGATTGTGCTGGTGCCAGCAGATGTGGTGCGCAGCACACCGATCAGGCGGCGGGCTGGGTCTCCATTGCGCACCAGCACACCGTTCTGGTTTCCGCGGGTTGGCGGGGTCTGATCATCAGACCAGGCCACGTACTCGACCGCCAGCGTGGGACTGAGCGCCGTGCCGCTGTTGTAGAGATAGATGTCGTAGTTGGTGTTGGCAGAGCTGGCGCCGGCCAGGCTGAAGATCTGCACGCCGCTGAAGCGCACCACCTGCCAGCGCAGCGACTGCACGGAGTAGAGCGCCACCTCGTTGCCGTTGAACGGATGCAGGAACAGGCTGGTGGCATTCAGCTGGTTGCCGCTGGGCACGGCAGAGCCGCTGGACAGGCTGAGGCGCAGGTTCACGACGCTCTTGACGGCATCGCCCAGGGCCTGGATCAGCGTGGCCGGGCTGACAGCCAGGTCGTCGCGCAGAAACTCCTGGACCTCCTGACCGGTGGCAAACTCCATGATCCCCCGCTGCGTCAGCGTCGCGATCGGCAGGGCCGGCAGAACGCCACCAAAGCCACCATCCCAGCTGGGGGCCCCGCGGACAACGCCACCGAGGTTCAGCTCGGTGTTGACCGTCAGCTTGTTGGCGATCAGCTGATCGAAGCTGGTCGGGAAAGCGACCTCGTCGATGGAGATCTCCGCCTCGCCGAGCGACTCGAACGAGATCTCGGTGCCGGTCGCCAGGTTCTGCAGGCCCTGGGGCGTGACCAGGAAGCCCTCTTCGTTGAAGCCGGAGCCGTAGACCCGTCCACCGTTCTGGTTGGTAAAGAAGTAGGTGAACTTGTTGATCGGGCCCAGGTCCAGCTGGTACTCCGGCAGGCTCTTGGTGTAGTTGAGGAAGCCACTCCACTCCCAGGCGTGGCCAAACAGGCGGATGTTGCTGGGCCGACGGAACTGGATCGCCCAGTTGTTCCAGGCGGTGGCAGCACCGCTGGGAGCACCGATGCCATCGAGGGCGCTCTGTGGGTTCCGCTCTCGGGTGGCCGCCGTCTTGGGCAGCAAGATCGTGTGGGCGTTGCCGGCACTGAAGCCCAGGCTCACCAGCAGCGAGTGGACGCCGAGGTAGTCGACGGCGCTGCGGTACTGCTTCTGGATCGCGGCATCGGTTGACCAGACGGTGGTGAGGTTGTACCCGCAGGTCAACGTGTCGTCGAGAGGATCGGTGTCGTTGTCGAAGACGATCGCCGGCTGGGTGTTCTTCCAGAAGTCCTCGGGCCTGTAGCCCTCCTCCATGTGGACGTAGGCCTGCTCCCACTTGTTGGGATCCCAGGTGGTGTCGCTGTTCTGGGTCTTGCAGCTCCAGCTCTTGGAGAGGTAGCGGACCGTGTCGCCAGGCCGGTAGAGATTGCCGCTCGTCCAGGTGTTGACGGCATTCATGCGGCGGAGCTCCACCGATGCCGAGCGCTGCACACCAGAGCCCTGGGGGGCAACGTTGGCCGCCGCGGCCACCACCAGCATCTGGTTGTCGGGGATCCCGCTGACGATCCCTCCAGTGCCCGGGGTGGTCTGGATCACGTAGTCGCGCACGGGCGTGCGGGAGCGGGCGGCAGTGGTGTTGCAGCGCAGCGAGTAGCGCCGTTCATCGACGGTGCGGACGTCCTGCAGGCGGCGGATGTAGAGACGGGCGCCGGCAAGTGCGGGCCAGGTCTGGCCGGTGTCGAAGCCCTGGCTGTTGGTGATCGCCTGGCCAGGGGCGTTGCCGTCCTCGTTCTGGAAAGCGGCAGTGACGACGACTCGATCGCCGTTGGCGCTGCTCCAGGGGGTGGTCGCCAGCTGAGCTCGGTAGTCGGCCCCGCGAGGGTTCTCGACCCAGACGTAGGAGCCTGGCGGGAGGCTGTAGCCGTCGCGCTCCAGGATGCGCGGCTGGCTGGGGTTGTTGAGCCCGGCCTCCAGTGGGGCGGTCAGCGTGATGGAGGTGGCGTTGTTGGCGGTCGACTCAGCGATGTTGCCGAGGTAGATCTTGCGGACGTTGTTGCGCTTGTCCGCAAGGTTGGTGGCGACGCGGATGCTGCCGACGTTCCAGTTGCTGTCTGCGGCAAAGGCGACGTTCTTGTAGCCCTGGGCCAGGGCAGCGCAACCGCCGAAGTTGCTGTTGCTGTTCGTGATCGTCAGCTCGCCGCCGCTCTGGGCCCAATGGTGGATGCCCTGACCGATCGCGAAGACGCTGACCTCCTGCATGATCGCGTCGTTGATGGCGCGAATGTGGAAGCTGCGCCGGGCCGGGTGCATCCGCACATCGTTCGGGTCGCTGTTGATGTAGTCGGCGTAGTTGGCAAAATAGTTGCCCCAGGCAGGGCTCTGCGTGGTCAGATACTTCTGCCAGCAGCTGAGATCGCGCTGCATGCTGACGCCGGTGAACTGCGCCAGCACCATGCTCTTGAAGCCGGTGGGCTTGGCGCCATCGGCAAACACGCCGCAGAGGCCGTAGTTGCTGCGGATGCTGCAGTTGAAGATGTAGGGGCTGGCGCTGATCGTGGTGTCGGTGTTGATGTCCTGGTTGCCAGAGGCAGGCCGGGGCCCAACGATCTCGAACTCAGCGTTGCGGGTGACTGCCAGGGCTAGATTGAGGCCGCCAGTGTTGTTGGCGCCGCCGAAGGCGCTGCGAATCTTGGTGTAGAACTCATCGAGTTCGGCCTTGCTGGCGAACTCGAAGCAGTGCAGCAGATGGTGAGAGCTGGTGCTACCCACCTTGTCCATGAACGTCAGGCCCCAGTAGTAGCCCGTGCCGGTGACCTTCAAGATGCTGCGGCGGTTGCTGCAGTCGGCGGCCTCATCGGCTGGGCTGGGGACCTCCACGGGCCGCAGGATGGTCTTGCGCAGGTCGCTGGAGACGGCGACGAGGCTGCAGCCGCGGGGCAGCAGAATCCCGCCGGTGGCCACCGGGTTGAAGGCCTGCAGCTCGGCGTCCGTCGGTTCCTTGCCGTCTTCCCACTCGAGCACCAGGGCAGCGCCGACGCCGTTGAGCATATTCATCGCCCCCGGGGAGATGACGATGCTCACCAGATCGTTGTTGCCCAGCGGGGCTTCGTAATAGCTCTTGGCGGTGATAATGCCGGCTTCAATGATCGCTCGGTTGAGCGTCTTGAACGGCCTC